GCAGGGTGTAGATCGAAACACGCTTGTACTCGAGCTCTTGGTCAAAATCCTCCAACGTTGGGAACGTTGTAGCCTTGACTTCCGAGCCGTCCGGGAGACGATGTCCCGGAATCGCGAGCACTTCTTCCAACCGACCATGCCCCTTGCGGAACATGTTCACAAAGCGAGCCATCCCGGCCAGCTTGTGGACTGAGTGCGTAGATTTGCCGATTTCACTGGCAATCTGACTCAGTTTCGGAAGTACGACCAAGGGCTCGGGTGAGCGCCTGTAAGTCGTATAGGAAGGCAGCACAAAGTCACCAGGGAGTACGGGACGGATGTCCTTCTTCCCTACGATAGTGTATGTGCTGAAGACGTGACCTGAATACCCCCTACGACAGTGGCCGGGTTTCGTTCGGACCTCGAAAGGCTGAACGAGATGCCCATCACCATAACCGTCGGGACCGGAGATAGCAACGTCTGGGTGGATAAGCTCCCTCACGGAAGCCGCTCTACCCTCGTCGCCCCGGCGCACATAGAAGTTGTGCAGGGTAAACAGCGTGCGGTTGGAAACGTACCCCTTTTGGAAGTACGGCCGCACATCGAATCCCGAATACCAGTCGCATCCGCAGGACTCTCTGAAAGGTCCTTTAGCGTAAGACTTCTTCCCGTTAACCGTGAAGCCACATGCTCTCAAGAGTGTTTCAACGTCTTGGGAGTGGGCCGACGGACAGATGATATCGTCCCCGTAAACGGAGACGACGCTACCTGGCGTCTCTTCACAGACAGCGTGGGTGAGAGCCCAAAAGATCAGGGTCTCTAGCGGGAATGTGTACCCGTTTCCCATGCTCGAGAACTTCTCCAAGACCTTCGTGTGCCCCGAAGGGTACACGACACGCCCCGTTCTCGCCGAGGCGAGGAGGCAGGCCCATTCCAGAGGGAGAAGGTGAAAAACCAACTCTTTCGAGATGGTGTCCGATGCTGATGATAGGTCGAGGGTTGCTAAAGCCCCCGTAAGAGAACCTATCCGGGCAAGGTTTTGATTCCTTGTCTGGTCCCGGATGTCCTGCCCAACGCGGCGGAGACGCTGAGCCATATAGTCACCTAGCGCGAGTTGCGCAAGCCCGTTTAGGACGGGTTCTGTGACGATGGAACGATACGTCTTTGCGTTTTTCGGGACGAAGCCAAGCTCGCCATCCATGATCTGGACGGGTACTTGGGCGTAGAACTCTTTGTGCACGAGCGTGGATCCGTCCTCGAAGTGGGTTTCCCCACCGTCGAGGACATACACGTCAGCCCATGCCTCGCAGAGCTTCGGCAGCTCGGCCAGCACCGCGTGAGCGGCTCCAGCGAGCTCTTCACTACACGAGACGCCCACCCGGAATTTCTCCCGGATAGACGCCATACGCTTTTTGGTAAGCGTGGTAGCGCCTTTTCCGAACCTGTACCCCAGAGCTTCCCAGCTCGGAACGGGTCCCAGGACGCGAGCGATTTTCTGCTGGGCACGGAACAACCATGCCTCAACACGTGGAGGGAATGAGAATCCTCCACGAGCCCACGACCGGAACAACTCGTTTTGGTCCATACAAGTTGATTCGGCTTCGCTGAACTTCCACATAGCCTCAAACTCCTTGTCGTAGCCGATGTTAATCGGT